AACAACGAAAGAGTTGATGACTTGTTTAAGAAAGTGGAGGACAATTTCAAATGGAATCCTGTCCACCCTAAAGAACCAATTGAATCAATCATGTACCGTGCTGGTCAGGCCAGTGTGGTAGAATATATACGAAACCTATTAGAGGAAGAAACTTAATGTGTATAGGAAATCTATTTAAGCCACCATCACCACCACCAATGCCTAAACCGCAGGGTCCAGCTCCAACAGTTAAGTCAGCAAGACCGGGTGCTGAGATGGTTGAACCAGAAAAAATTAAAGATGAATTGGGTGATGATGAAAAGATGACAACAAAGAAAAAGAAAGCTCTTGAAATCAAAAAAACCAAAGAAGGCGTAAAAGAATTCTCTGCTATTGATGAGAAGTCAATGCCAGCAGGTCCAGAAGGAGGCGTAAACGTACCATAATGTGTTTAGGAGGAAGTGCAATGCCAACCTATCAACCTCCAAAGCCAAGAGAAATAGAGGCTGGTCCTGAATCACCTAATGATAAGGTGAACAATCAGGAGGTGGAGAACATAAATGATAGGTCTCAACAAGAAGCTGCAAGGAAAAGGAACAGAGGAACAACTGCTAGTAAACAGCAGCGTCCATCAGGTCCAGCAGCTCAATCAAGTAAAACAGATAAGGCATACTAATGTGTACAGGTGGAGTCTTAAACCCTAATGAACCATTCGGTAGACATGGGTTAGGTGCAGCAGGATATTTAATACCTAAGAAAGACGATAAAAAAGCAGCTGCACAAAAAACGACTGAGCCTATAGACGCTCAGACAAATAAATCTAAATTGAAAACTAATGAAAGCACGTGATAGATACAGTCAACTAACAAGAGGTAGAACACAGTTCCTTCATACCGCAGTTGAATGTTCTAGATTAACGTTGCCTTATCTAATACAAGAAGATTTAAGTTCACGTCCAGAACACCAAAAGTTACAAACTCCATGGCAATCAGTAGGAAGTAAGTCAGTAGTTAACTTAGCAGCAAAGCTTATGCTTGCATTGTTACCACCACAAACTAGCTTCTTTAAATTACAGATAAGAGATGATAAACTTGGTGTTGAATTCCCACCTGAAGTAAGAAGTGAATTAGATTTATCCTTTGCCAAAATGGAAAGGATGGTAATGGATTATATTAATGCCTCTAGTGATAGAGTAGTAGTCCACCAAGCTTTGAAACATTTAATTGTTTCAGGTAATGCATTAATATTTATGGGCAAAGATGGTCTGAAAAATTATCCCCTTAATCGCTTTGTAGTTAACAGAGATGGTAACGGGCAAATTTGTGAGATCGTAACAAAGGAACTAATAAGTCGAAAGATACTTGGTGAAGATCTGCCAGTACCTTTACCTAATCCTCCCGGGGATGATGGAAAGACAGGATCACAAGATCAAGACGTTGAGGTGTATACCTACGTCCGATATGATAAAAATGGTAGATGGATATGGCATCAGGAAGCATTTGATAATATACTACCGGGTAGTCGCAGCACGGCTCCGAAGAATGCATCTCCTTGGCTCGTATTGAGATTCAATACTGTGGACGGAGAGGATTACGGAAGGGGTCGAGTCGAAGAATTCTTAGGGGACATTAGATCCCTAGAAGGATTATCCCAAGCTCTCGTAGAGGGTTCAGCTGCAGCCGCAAAGGTAGTCTTCCTTGTGTCTCCTAGTTCTACTACGAAACCTAAGACTATAGCCGATGCTGGCAACGGTGCAATCGTTCAGGGAAGACCTGATGATGTAGGTGTTGTACAGGTAGGCAAGACTGCTGATTTCAGAACAGCACAAGAACAGATGGTGAATCTGGAGAAGCGTATTAATGAAGCTTTCCTTGTGCTACAAGTAAGACAAAGTGAGAGAACAACTGCGGAAGAGGTACGCCTCACGCAGATGGAATTAGAACAACAACTCGGTGGACTATTCAGTTTACTTACAGTTGAATTCTTGATACCTTATCTCGATAGAACATTACATATACTACAACGTAACAAAGAGATTCCTAAGATCCCTAAAGATGTGGTACGTCCACAGATCGTTGCTGGTGTTAATGCTATTGGAAGAGGACAAGATCAAGAAAGTCTAGTTACATTCGCTCAAACACTTGCACAAACTATGGGACCAGAAATCATGGCTAAGTTCCTTGATCCCGGTGAGTATATTAAACGACTCGCAGCGGCTCAAGGTATAGATGTACTTAACTTAGTTAAGACACCTGAAACTATGGCTCAAGAGTCTCAACAACAACAGCAACAGATGCAGCAAGCAGAAATGCTCAAGCAAGCTGGTCAGTTTGTTAACTCTCCAATGATGGATCCTAGTAAGAACGAAGCAGCAGGTGAATTAATCAAAGAACAAAAAGATCGCTTAACAAATGGAACCAATCAAGGCCAGCCGCCCGAAGAAGGCGCGGAAGAAACCCCTGCCTAAAGTCAGCAAACCAGAATCACTGGTTGATGATACAGAAAGAGCTAAACCTACACCGTTTACTTCTAGAGCTAATATAGGGAAAGACCCTGATCTAGTAGAGACAGTAGGTTTAGGTAACCTAAAAGTAACCACCGCTAGAGGAATTAAAGATGACGGAAACACTAAATTATGATCCAGTAGATCCTAATGCACCTGAGTTTTCAGAAGACGAACAAGATTCCATAGAGGTAGCAGAGAAATTAGGACAAGAAGAGAACGAACTACTAGCTGGTAAGTATGAGAATGCTGAACAATTAGAAGAAGCATACCTTGAACTACAGAAGAAGCTAGGTTCAGATGATGATGAGGTAGATGACACTACCTTAGATGAAGATGAAATTGAGTATGATGAAGCTGTAGTAGCTGGAATCGAAACTATTCAAGAAGCTTCTGATGAATACTATGCAAATGATGGTAACATTTCAGAAGAAACCTTAGAGAAGTTTGACGGCATGTCAGCTAGAGATCTTGTAGAAGCTTACAGAGCTATACAAGAGAACACTGATCCATCTGAATCATACCCTGATATATCTGATTCTGATTTGAGTACAGTTTATAACTCAGTAGGTGGAGAAGAACAGTATACTCAACTTACAGAATGGGCTGCTGATAATATGGATGATAGTGCATTAGATGCATTCAATTCAATCATTGATCAAGGTAACCCAACAGCTATTCAAATAGCAGTAGCTGGTTTAAAAGCTGAATATGATAATACTGAAGGATACGAGGGACGTATGTTAACAGGCAAAGCAGCAAAAACATCGGGAGATTTATTCCGTAGTCAAGCTGAAGTTGTACAAGCAATGAATGATCCTAAGTATGACCGAGACCCTGCCTATCGTCAGGATATATACGATAAACTAGAAAGATCTAACGTAGCATTTTAATTATGTCAAAAGCTTATGATCCATCGGCACGTGCAAATGCCATGGTGGTAAAATACAAAGTCAATGCAACTGGTGACCGTTGGTTCATACCTTATAATGACAATGGTACCAAGGCTGCTCAAGTAGCACAGTGTAGTAAGGTAGTAGGTAATACTGCTGACGCATCAGTAGCTGGAGCAGAGTCAACCTAATGGCACGTAAAAAGAAAGATCCAGAGGCTCCTTACTCTGATAATCCTACACCCGGTAAACCCGGTTGGAACATTGCTAAAGTCCCTTCTCATGTTGGTTTAGCGGCAAAGATGAAAGCTAGAAGACAAGCTACAGATAAAGCAACAAGTGAGAACATCTGGAAACAAGGTAAAGGTGGGAGTTAAGTTGAGCGGCTGACCCGAAAGATCGTACTCGGCCCACACGAACTCTTACTCATTTTATTAATGACAACTACAACTGAACAGGGCGGACGCAACAACAGATTCGCAACCGAAGCACAAGCACAAGTAATCGAACAACCTTACTTTGAAAATGCTGAACGTGTGAATGGACAACTAGCTATGCTAGGAGTTGTTGCTGCCCTTGGTTCATATATAATAACTGGACAAATAATTCCCGGCATTTTCTAAATGGCAACTACAGTAACATTAACAAAACCATCTGATAACTGGCAGAGTTTTTGTGACTGGGTTACTAGTACCGACAACCGACTATACGTTGGTTGGTTCGGTGTCCTAATGATCCCTGCACTACTAACAGCAACAACAGCATTCATCATTGCGTTTATTGCGGCTCCTCCAGTTGACATAGATGGTATTCGCGAAC